ATGAGCCATAGGTGCTGTACCCGTAGCCAGTCTTCAAAACAGCATCAGCATTGCCAGTTGCAATGCCAGTTGGCGTGATCTCTTTGAGAGTGCCAGCCTCATTCATGGCGTAGAGCTTGGATTGTGTGCCTGCTGCAATCCACCGCAAAGCGCTGTTATCGCGCCAGGTGATGAAGCCTCTGCACAGACCCGTCATCTGGCCAGAGGCACGTTTTCTCCAGCCACCCATGGGCCGCAAAGTGTTCTCGTACCAGCGCACAAGGTTTGCGTCATACCAGCGGCCTGCCGCTTGGTACTCAGTCCCGTTTCTGTAGATGCCTGGGGGTAGTTTGAGTGGGATGTACATGATGGCAATTATGTTGGTAGGTTTGACACAAATGTCATTGTCGCAATAAGTGATGCCGTTGAGGGGTAATTTCCTGATGCAGCATAGGTCTGAATTGTCACCATAGTGCTGTCAGTCTCCCACCAAAGCTCGACATAATCATTTGCGTTAAGACTCAAAAAGTAATTCCAGCCGACCAAGGCATGGCCATTGACTGATCCATGCTTGCTTGGCACTGCAAAAAATCCAGTTGAGCCAGTGACCACAGTCCCATTGATCTTGAGCCAGACCCTTACATCATGGTCCTGAGAGTCTGGGTTTTCAAACTGGCCAGACCACTGCAAATTCCAAATGCCAGCGTCAGCCACTGTGATCCTTGAATTGCTTGCGATAGTCACGCCATTGGCGTAGTCGACAGTATTCAGTGTCATGGCATAGGCCGTGTTGGCCGCTGCTGCCGTCTGGTCCACAGTGCTTTGAAAAGCCCCATGGGGTGCATTCATAAATCGACCGCCCCTTGGTCCAAACAGAGACCCCAGCACAAATGACAGTTTTTTGAAGTAAACAGTCAATGCGCCATTGTTTTCGTTGAAATGCCTGCGCTCATAGGTCTCGGTCGGATAACCGAGTCCTGGTGGAGTGGGATTTTCAAGTTGTTGTGTTTGGCTGGACATGGCTCAATTTTATGCCTCAATCAAGCAAAGCGCACTCGGCTTTTCTGCGCTTTAGTAGACCAGGCAAAACCTTGCCACCGCCCTTGGTCCACAGCATGAGCTGCTCTTTGGCGCCTTCCCAGTCACCGGCATTGATTTTTCGTTTCAATGTGGAGGTCTGGAGCCGGCCAGTGCCAAGGTTGTAGCAGAAGTCCACGATGGCGTTGCACTTCTTTTCGTCTGTGGCCAATATGGGGCAGTTCCTTAATGCACCAGGCAAGTAAGTATGCTCCAGCTCTATCATCAACAAAGCTCTGGCCGTTGGCTCATCCATTGGTGGGTCTTCCAATGTCACCTTGCGCTTGTCAGCGTAGTAGGTCGAGCCATAGCCAATGGTGGCCACGCCAGCAGGGCAAAGGTAGGGCTTGGCCCGATAGCCCTCAAACTGGCGGCAAAGGGCAGCAGCCAGCTCTAAGTTCATAAGCCCCTCTTGGCCAATGTTCTATCGAGAAACCAGTAATTGATTGTTCCTGATAGCAATGCAGAAAAGTCTGGAGTCATCATGGTCTTAAACACTTCCACCGCTGGAGCGCCAGCAAGCCAAGCATTCCATGCAAACCAGACATGAATGAAGCTCCACACAAACAACACCCAGTATGTGACCAGGGGCCGCACTGATGCCGACAGACTGGCCACCCAGCCACCGGCAGATTTGACCATCTCGGCCTGCTGGGTGATGGCATTGTTAAAGGCATCCATCACGCCCACATCGACAGCTGCTTCACGTTGCGCGCCAATCTCAGCGAGCTTTTGCTGGCCCCTTAGTTGTTCCAGATCGCACTGGCGAGAAAACATCAAGAGTTCATGCGATCTCTCATTTTTCTTATCAAGCCACTTCAAGACCTCTGGCGCCATCCTAAAGACACCGCCAAAGATTGACCCCAATATGCCGCCACCTAAAATATCAAACATAAAAATCCACCTTTCGATTTTGAAATATCTCCATGCGCAAGCGCTCTTGAACTACTTTTTTTGTGTAAATCTCAAACGCTAAATCTTGCAGTTCTGTCTGTTTCTGCTTCGCCAACTCATTTGCCTTATTCATCTCATGTTGCTTTTCTAGCTTTGCTTGAGCAAGGTCATGCCTGTCTGGATAACCAGAGGGCTGCACAGTTGGAAATAGCTTGATTGTGTCGATCATTTCTTTTCCCTCTCAAGTGCATCTTTGTACCCATGAATGACTTTAGTTCTGAGTTCTGCTGAATCTGCTGTGCCAGCCCACTCAGATAGGTTGTTCCAAATGACTGTTAAATCTTGACTTCTGCAAAACTTTACATTGTTTGTCAGCCACATAGACATCTGCTGATGGCGCTCTGAGGGATTGTGAATTGTCCATGCAATTGACCAAAACTCGCGCACCTGACAGCCATTCTTGGCTGTAGCGCCTACTAGCCCCAATAACAGTAACAGAATGAGCCAGCGCATTCATTTTCAATCTTCTGACATATCACTGGCTGCCAAGTTGATGCGGGTCTTTAAGGCCGGAATGTCCTCTGGCTTGTCTTTAAAACCAATGGCAATGTAGCCGGCAAACTTGCCAGGGTCCGGTGGGATTGAGCCTCGGCACATGAATTTGACACCCTGCTTGATACCCCACTCCCCAACTTTGCTTGATGGGTTGAATTCCTCGCACAGCACCTCATTGTTCAGCATGGCCACCATGGCAGCGTTGCGGTCAGCACTTGCGTTGAAAAGGCTTGTGACAGTCCCCTCAATGGCCTTCTCTCTTGTGCCATCGGCATTGAGCGCCAGCACAGTGGTGCGACTATTGGTGGCCAAGTTGGCTTTGTGGATCAGCAAGACAATTCCATCCACATCCTTCATCAGACTTCTGGCCGGCATGATCAATTGCTCTTGCTTGGCCAACTGGGGCATCTTGTCTTGAGCCGTGATGGCGTGCAAAATGACTTGCCTTGAGTCCCAAGCAAAGTATCCGGCAAAGGCCAGAAACGACAGCAAGATCACTGTGAAGAGTTTGAACGGGTTATCGACCCACTCGATCAGGCCAATAACCTTGCCCAAGGTCGAGTCGTCTTTTTTAGATTCTTTGGGTGCAGCAGTTGGCGCGGCCAGAGTCACATTGACCTGGCTTGTTGGTGCAGGCTTTGGTCTTGACCTTTTAACTGGGGCCACCTTGGCTGGCGCTTTGGTTGTTTTCTTTGCAGTCACCATGACATCGCCCAAAAAATAATGAATGTACCCCAGACGACAAATGCCGTGATGCAGGCCGCAGCAATGAGTGCCACGGCCCAGTCTTTCACTTTATGCTCGTAAAGATGATTCCGGCCATGCTGGTCAGCATGATGCCAGAGACCCCAAGCATGATGTTTTCAAGACGTTTAATCCTGGCACACAGCATCTCATAGCGCAGTGTGCAGACATCAACATGGGAATTAAGTTGTGCTTGTGTCGGGTCCATTATGGTGTCTCAACCCAAGACAATGTGTCTTCTGACCAAGAATAGCGTTTGTTATCGTTTGGCATAGGTGTTGGGGCTTCCCATAAACAAGTGGTTTCATTCAACAACCAAGATGCAAATGGTTTTGGTGGAATAAACGCATCACGGCCTGAGTCGTAGCTGTAACCAATGCCCGCATAGTTTTTACGCAATGGTGTGCCACCAGTAGCATGAACACCTCCATGTGTGTTGTAGCTTGTTTGTACCCATTCAGATGGGTTTCCCCAATATCCAAGAGCCAATGTTTCAGCATCAATGACGATTACTTGGTCAACAATGCCGTTTGTGATGTGTGCGTAATGTGCCATGTCTATCCTCAATTAAAAAGTAATAGACCCAGAGGTAGTCCAAGTGTAAATTGTGTAACCGCCAGAAGTTGTCTTTGTTGCGTTGGTCACACTTGCAGCATCTGAAAATGTACTTAAATAGCGAATTATTACGATACCAGAGCCACCATTTCCACCATTCCCACCTGTAATGCCACCACCACCGCCACCACCACCGCCACCTGTATTTGCAGTTCCGTTTCCACCAGTAGTGTTATTGGCTGTTCCTGCGCCACCACCACCAGCACCGCCTGCGCCACCCAAAGTACCTTCGCCACCACCGCCACCACCGCCAGCATAGGTTACAGAAGTACCAGTAATTGATGAAGCTGTACCAGCGCCACCAGCGCCTCCAACCCCGACAGCGCCAGAAGAACCAGTTGCACTTGCTCCTCCGCCACCACCGCCACCATAGGAACTAGCGCCAAATGTAGCAGGCCCGCCATTATTACCTTGGCTTGGGGAAGTACTAGGCGTGTTGCCAGAACCACCAGCATCACCATTATTACCACCACCTCCACCACCAGAGCCACCATTTCCACCAATGCGACTACCCCCATCACCAGAACCATAGCCACCGCCAGTTGAGGTGATAGTGCCAAACGCAGAGTCAACACCATTGCTTCCGTTAGTTCGCCCACTTGAACCATTACCGCCACCACCGACAGTAACTGTGATAGGTGTTCCAGCAGTTACAGAAAAACCCGTCGCAGTTCGAAATCCGCCTGCCCCGCCACCGCCTGCGCCATAAATACCACCGCCACCGCCACCGCCAGCAACCACTAAATATTCAATATCAGATGGTTTAACCCCAAAACTTCGTTGATTTTGGAATACGGCTTGAAGTGCGCCACTCATGTCAATCCACTCCCAGAAATGAGCCAAGTTGTTGAAGTCATTTTTATTGCGGTAGCTGAACCATACTGAGCCAAAGTTCTTGAGCCTGTTGTACCAGCAGAAGATAAATACATCGTGTCAGAAGTAATTGCAATAGTTACAGACTGAGATGTCATATTGATAAATGTGATTGCAGTTCCAAGTGGATAAGCCACATTCGCATTTGAATCAATCGTGAATGTTCTTGCATTAGCATCAGTTGATGGATGGAAAATAACTTTCCCTGCGTCTGCTAATACTGTTGTGTAAGCAGCAGATTTACTGTTAATCGGAATATTTTTGAAACCAACAGAATCTGTGCCATCAGCTGTGCAATTAGTTAAATTACCTGATGTTGGAGTGCCTAAAACTGGCGTGACAAGAGTCGGGCTTGTTGACAATACATTGTTGCCAGAGCCTGTGCTTGTTCCAACACCAGTGCCACCTTTAGTGACTTTAAGTAATGGGCCTGCATCAAACAATGCGTCAATGCTATCCAGGTCAGAATTGATCTTCGTTCCCCAGGTGTCTGTGGATGCACCGACCTCTGGCTTGGTCAGCAATAGATTTGTGGTGGTTGTATCTGCCATGTTTACCCCTATGCGGCTATTTGCCAAGTTTCGCTATTATCGGCAATTGCAGTCCAAGTTTCACTTGAATCTGAAATTGCATTCCATGTTTCTGATTGGTCGGAGACCGGTGTCCAGGTCTCTGAATTATCAGAGATCGCTGACCAGCTCTCAGCCGTGTCGTTTTCGTCTTCCCATTTTAGTCTTGCATTGACCGCCATGGATGATGTATCAGCAATGGCCACCACTGCATTTTGCGTGGTGAATGCAGCCACTTCCATGAAACTGTAAACAGTCAGGACAATGCCGTTGTTCACAATCACTGATGTGGAAACAGTCAGTGTGGATGTGTCAACAATGTCAAACGCGCCAAATGCCACCCTAGTGGCGCTTGTGGCCATGGTGCTGGTGTCGCTGATGGCAATGGCAGCAGACGCATACCTGACACCGGACACCGACATGGTGCTTGTGTCACTGATGCTGGCTGCGCCTATGGCATAGCGCAGGCCGTTGACGGCCATGGTGCTTGTGTCTGATATCGCCAGGCTGGCTGCCAAAATTGAATTGGCATTGACCACCATTGTGCTGGTGTCAGATATCGCCAAAGCGCCAAATGTAAATCTAGTGGCAGCCACCGCCATGGTGGACTGGTCAAAAATCTCAACTTGGACATTTGAAATTGCAGTCGCACCCACCGACATGGTGGATGTGGCGCTGATGGCCACACTTGGCTCAAATGTGCCTCTGGAGTAGTTGCCCTTGCCGTAAGAGCCGTAGCCGTAGCCTACCCTTGGATCAGAGTATTGACCAGCGCCAAAATTCCCTGATCCATAAGATGCCATATCAAGCCAAAGTGATGCTCAATGAAGTCGCTGGAATGCGCAGCACATCGCCATCATTGATGGTGCGAGCTGTGGACAGTGGCGCCCAGGCCAAAAGATTGCCGGTGGTGCTTGCATCAAAGATGCCGGCCCAGCCAATTGATCCCCAGTTTCCACCGGAGGCAGCTGCAAACTCGATGGCCGCTGCATTGGTGAATGTCGTGGCCGTGCCAGACCCAGAGATCGTGCCAGTCACCACCCGTGCGTAGCCACTGCCAGACACCTCAGTGCCGCCACCCGTGTCGCTTGGTGCAGCCGTGAAAAGGCCAACATACCAAGCAGTGGGGCGTGTTGCAGAATTTGTGGTGAACACCCAGTTTAAAACTAGGTTTTCGGTGTAATCGGTAAAAGATGACATATCAGTCCTTATCCAAAAGTCTTTGCACGGGTCAACAATGCACCACCAGAAGATGCACCGCGATCATCGGCAGTTTGCGCGTCATTTAAGGCTCGCTCATAGAGCGTTGCCCATGTCTGGATTCTCGCATCATCTTGCAAGTATGGGGCAGCCTGGAGCAATGCGCCATACAGATAAATGTCGGGACTTGAGGCCAAAAGCCAATTGCTTGAGACACTGCTTGAT